CCTCATCAAATGCCATCTCATTCTCATCAATCTGCTGTCTCCGAATATCTTCAGTCTGTTGTTGATAACCTTGTTTAGCACTTGTGAGTGACGCTGCTCTACGTGCATTGTTTCTACCAAATGCAGCAAGCATTGCATTATCTATACGTTGAGCTGATTGACCAGTCCTACCTGATGCTCTCATCTCACCCATAGATTCCATCAGCCCTATCAGGTCACTCTCTTCTGCAAATGCTGCAGCTTTAAACTGTTCATTTAGTTTTCGTTGAGCACGTGCATAGCCTTCTTGTGCAGCAAAGGAGTTATCAGCTACCGTCTCTTCATAGTTGATCTTGTCGTTTTCCCACTGAGATCTTTGTCGATTCCAATTCTGTTCACGAACTTTCAGTTGGTACTTATAGTTTCTAATAGCTCCAGCATTAGCAGCTGCAGCCTGTTGTTGTTGTGATTGATAGCTACTGACAGCGCCTAGTCCAGACGAAGCAGCAGTAGCAATCCCCATGCTAATAGGTTCGCACACGGCAAAATTCAATAAAGGTCAAGTTGTTAGGACCATGAGTAACTTCACGCAGGAAAGTAAAACCTAAGAACTTCAATAGCTTTAGGTGTACCTTATTACGTTTGTCTACTATGTTCCAAAGAAGTTTATCTGGTCTAGATTCAATGTATCTCTTTGCTTCTCTAACGAATAGGTGGGGGTAACGCTCTACTTCTGGTGTACATAACATCCAAATAGAACCTTGATCTACACCTGCCATACCGGCAGTCTTGCCGTTAGGCACTGTGAAATAAATTGAATCTGGGATGTATGCAGCGAGAGGCAGAGTGGTCATAGGATCGTGCCCATGACCTTCTACCATCTCTCTACGATCATCCGGACTTAAATTAGCAGCTACATCTATTGCAGCTTCAGTTGTTAATTTGTGGATGTACTTAGACACTCTTATAGAACCGGGGGTTATAATCACCCTCCCAATTCAACGATATAAGTGTTGCAGGGGATGGGTGCTTAGATTTCATGAATAGGGTGACGTTGGTATTCCTTTCATAGACAGGAATCATCTGGTCTTTGTTCTGTGCATAAGCAACAGCATTAGCTTTATAGCCGTCCTGTTCTCTGCACTCATATAGCTGTGTGTAATCAGGTTTACCCTTACGTACCAGGGTAGATTCATAGACACCAGCATCTTCTAGGTTCAGAGAAACGCGGTGTAGGGTCAGTGAGGATCTAACATCGGACCTGACTGTTTCACCACTCTTCTTCTGTGCATAGATTGTAGGGAACTCTACAAGCATCTCGTAGATGTACCCAAGGGTTGGAGCAGTGTCTGTCCAATCACCTTCTACAGTAATGACGCCAGAATCGACTGTAACCTCCTCAAACTTACCTGTACTGACTGGTGATACCAAGTCGATTTTACCGGGCGTAGAGGGGTCAGGAGCAGGCGATGGTGCTGCTTCTGTAGTAGCGAACAATGCTAGTTTCCTGGATGAATAGTATCCAGTAGGTAGATCAAATGAAGTTGTGTTAGTAGTACTATCGAAGGTCATGTCCTCCTTAGCAATAGTAGTCCTGTTATCCATATGTACAGGCTGACCAGCTACCAGGGTTCCTGCTGTAGTCCTTACATCAACCGCTTGTAGGGTGTAGTTAGAATCATTCAGAATTACTGCATAGTAAACATCATCCATGATGCAATGGAACTGGACATTACCTGTCATCTCCCATCGTACCCATGCTGACTGCACACGCTTCTCACCTGTATTGAAGTATCTATAGAGCCAAACCTCATCATCATCTTTATTTGCAAGGGATATGAGGGTGTTCTCCTTCGATGCTGCAATTAGATTTAAATCTTTTGGCAGTAATTTAGAGACTAGTTTACTCTGTTCAATTACATCAGGTTCAGTATCACGGTTAACACCTGTCATCTCAAACAATCTGGTGTTGTTTCCACCGTTGTTCAGGAAGCCAATGGTTGTACCCATGGAAACAGGATGTGTATCTACACTGAATTGATAGGTAGAGAGCGCATTGATCTTGGCAGTACGTGGACTAAAGACATCACTGTCAGTAGTCATCATGAACTGTTGGTTCTCAGCAAACAGTACTAGACCAGGGTTAGTTTCAATAGCCTCATACAGGACAGCAGGTGTCTGGCTACTACATGAAACATCAATAGGATCTGTTGGTGTAACTGTTGTTGCTGTCTTAGACCAGAAATTAAAGAAATCACCAGCTCTAGATAGAACTACATTCTCACCAGAGATGATACCCAGACGGTTCCTGAAGAAGACCATACGGTTAATACGTTTGTCTTTAACACCTTCTTCATCTGGTTTAGTGCAGAAGCTAGGGATAGGGTTAGTGGTTTCATCACCTACCAAACGTTGTTCCCAGTCAACCGATTCTAAAGTAAAGTTACCATCAGATTGTCTGACAAGTTGAACGGGCATAGTAGATTCATCAAATCTAAATGCAATATCTCTTGCTATATTCTCTTCCCAAATACCAGGACCATCAGTATTATTATCACCAATAAATACTAGGTAGTAATCATCTTCTTTTTCTGCACTATTGGTAATGGTAACATGCATACCATTACGCGCTGAGGATGGTAGTTTACCTATATCACTAGCGGTGTTTTGAACGACCTCTAGCAGCGACTCATCAGGTGCAGTAACTACAAATGGTGTAGACCTTTCAAGATAGATAGCATTACCAATTTGTACAACTTCTGTCCAACCGCCTTCTTCTTTAATCTGTTCCATCATTCCATTAATGATAGAGTCAGCAGTAGCTCCAAGTCCTTCAAAAGGTGTTGGTTGTGGACGTACTAAACAAATGTCAGCTCTTGCTGTGACTTCAGCAACTTCAGTAATTCTGACTTTCCAAACTCCGTCGGACTTAGAGTTGGTCATCGTAAGCACATGCTCAGTACCAATCTCCTGCTCTTCACCACCAAATTTTAATACTGCAGTGTTGGAGTAAACATCATAGAAACTTTCACCATCTCCACCGGTCTCAGGTTCAGGTCCACCTATGACACACCGTGAGTCAAGTTCAATCCATACATTATTATCAGAACTAAATAACTGTCTACTTGCGTGTTGACAATTACCCTCTCCAGGGTACGTATCATTTTCATTGTAAGGGACATCAGATATTTCACAGTTAGTAGCTCTGTTAAACGTATCACTAATGCCACTACCAGGAGTACTAATATCTAGTGCATACTGAGTGCCAGGTTTGATTTGTTTAAGTGTAATCAACGCTTGGTTTACCTTAGCTGGTGAACGCTGATCATTCATTTTAACAACTTTAGTTCTGTTGTTGATGAAGGTGTAGTCATTGACTGACAGTACCTGTACATCTTCAGTTTTACCTCCGTGGGCTAAGTAAGTAGATGTATTAGGACTGACGTTTTGTAGGTTGCCACTTAGTGCATCCCAAATGTTGACAGTACCATCAGGCGTAATCTGTCCGATGTACTGCTCTTGTTCATCACGATAGATGTTAAACCATTGGGAATCATTCTCAGCAGCTAGGTCACTTTTGAATTCACTGCCTGGTCTCTTCATCAGACCGCGTGTTACATCAGGCAGGGCATTCTTTAAGTCCCTTACCTGTCCTGGTATTTTTAATTCATCAGGTTGTTCTGAGATCCCAAAGATATAGTTTGGGACCTGTTGTGTAATTCCTGCCATTAGCGTTGGAGAGTTTGGTAAGGTTCGTATCCTCTGTAGGCTGTGTAATCAGGCCAGTTCATCATGTTGTTATCTCCCTGGTTACATTCGTACTCCATACAGGCTGCCCGTGAGAAGGCTTCCTGTTGAGCTAGAAGCTGCACTAACTGTGGATTGGTAACTAACTGAGTAGCAGCTCTCCCAGAGGCTCTGTAGGTGATGTACCGCTTGAATACGGAAGGCAGGTCTGCATAAGGAAATAGCCAGACAATATCGAATTGATAGGGACCATATTCAAACTTGTATGTATGGTTTAGCTTGTCGTAGATCCTGCCGTCACGTCTGACAAGATCAGTACATCGGTATACCTGTCCATCAGAAATATCAATTCTCAAGACATTCTCTGGAATCTCAATTTCATTATTACTGTTGACAGCTAGCGGGTAGCGTCGTTCTGTATTAAATACCCAGCCTTCATTCTGTACATCAACGCTACATTCCATCAGTAGGTTATGTACGAAAGAGACCTCAGGGTTTTCATAATTGAGATCTTGAACTGGTGCCTGCCCGATCGCCCCAAGCACGGAGTTCACGCTGGACAGTTCTGTGTCAGTGTTATAAATAGTTGGGACGGGTTCGGGAAAAGTTGAGCTAGTCATTAAAGATTCTCATTCTCAATGTATGAATAAAAAAAAGGGCCTCCCGAAGGAGACCCCGTTGTTATCAGCTAGTAGGTGCTAGCCGATCAGTATCAGCGGAGGGCGGGTAAGCCAGTCCACCAGTCCACTGCTCAGTCTCAGACTTAACAGTTGAACCAAGCACAGCACCAACGCCAGAGGCGCTGTAGCTGCGTTGTGTCTTAGCGACACTATATCGAGTTGTAGTTGCCATGATTTATTAAGGAGCAGGTGTTTGATCAGGAATCTCTGAACCACTTGAAGCAGTAGTTGTGTATGCAGACGTTGCAGCAGTCCTGCCATACTCAACTGGCGTGAGAACATCCTGAGTGATGCTCCCAGCCAGTCCAGTTGGGTTAGTGACTTCTGCATACTGCTGGGTTCCAGGAGTAATATTAGAAGCCATAATTATCAAGCAGCCTGAAGTTCAATTGCAGCAGCAGGGTTCAACCAATCGCAGCCCATTGCAAGGCGGCCAATGATCATATCTCCCTGATACATTGCCTTAACGTCACCACCAGTTGTCTGTACAGAAGGACCAATGCCTTCGACAACAGCAGCAGCGTCACGGCCATAGATCAGACCACAGTGTGCAGAGAAGTCACCGGAGTAATCGTTGTTCTCACCATCCACACGGTTCACAGTACCAGCCATGAAAGGCAGGTTGTTGGAACGCTTGATGGAGATACCAGCGATCTCATAGAGACCCTCACCGCTGTTCATGCTGCCTTGGCTAGAACCATAATCTCTGTTGAGAATATTAGTATCAACCTGTGATACCAATGCGTAATCAGTTATTCCATTATTTCTAATGGCCCAGACTATATCATCATCCCGGAGGGATGTCGGACGCTATTGATGTATTACATGGGACGCTTCCCAAACCATCTAGTCGTTGCACGTTCCCTTCAAGCGTGAAGGGCTTCGCTCAGGATTGCCATAGCTTTCGCCTTAGGTTTCCCTGAATTCATCCGATTTTTCAACCATCATTGCTGATGGAAGCAGCGTTACTTTTAGTTCACTGACGTGGGCTAAGTACAGCAAAACGTCCCGAAGAAGGAACATTTTTTTCATCGAGAATCGAGGCTGCCTCAAAAAATGAATCTACAATTGCCTGAGCGTTGAACTCATTACCAGCACCCAGTTTGATCACAGAACCACCGGGCTCAGGGCCAGGTGCAGCAGTGATGGGGTGTGCAGTACGTGCAGACTTAGCGATGACACGGAAGATTTTCTTATCGTAAGCTTCTGCGAGAGCATGCCCGATTTTTTTGCTGATCTCACTTCTCAAAGAGTAGTGCGCAAGTGTCTCATCAAGGTCATACAGGAATGCAGATGCGACCAGAAGGTCATCCATCAACACAGTCTTTTCTGCCACGGGGGGATCACCAGAGCCAAGAATTGGAGTACCAGGCTGATGGTAATCTGCCGTCATACGGCCAGTGTAGATGAACTGGAGACTGCGGCCATTGCGAAGACTACGGTTCTGAACAGTGCCCTTAGCGATGCAGCTAGACTCATAAGCTTTGATCATCTCACCCGAAAAAAGTTTCAGGTAAGTTGCATACTTATCGTTATAATCTGAACCACCTTGGGTAAGTCCAAGACCAGGAGTCTTGTTAATATTACCAGTTGCGGTGATACCCATATCGGCTTTAGCGCCGTAATTACGAGTTACACCTGTATTCTGTTCGACAATAGAATTGCCTTGTTGTGAAAAAGCCATTGTATTTTTATAGAGAGTTGTTGCTTATTCCTCTCTGACGTCAGAGTATTTAATTTGTATGTAGTCTTTCCTACCGTCATGACGGTCAGGGGTATCGCCTTAGCGGCCCTAACCAATAGTGATGCCGGGACTTGAACCCGGCTGTAGGCCATTACCTAATCACTTGTGTGTGTATGCCACACCTCTATACTTGAGCTTCGCTTCACGGAGAGCTACTTCGCGCTCACGGATACGCTGCATAAATTCAAGATTAGACATGTTTACCTCCGAAGAGACCCTAGACCCCCGTTCCATGATCTAGGTGGCATGCGTCTTATTCTTGGAACGTAACTTCCAGCAGTAATTTATCTAGATCAGATTTCATTTTATGCAATGCTATCTGTTCGCCTGGATCACCACCAGGCCATTCATTGGCGAGTTTAGTGACCGCCCTATGAGCAATTTTGATCCAGACATCATTGACAATTAACTGATAAGTTTCCATAGTTATAAGATGAACGGACGATATAGTTCTTTTAGATCAACCAAGAAGTACTTGGCGTATCTTTTCAACAGCAAGATCATCTAGTTCATTATCAGTCCTTTTTGCCAGAGCTGCGAGTAGATCAACGACAAGCTGTTTAACTGCACGTGAAGCAACAAACTGAAGCAAAATAGGTTTAATTAAATTGATCATTTTTTCTGAATAATAATGTTATCGAGCTTGGTTTCTATTCTCACCATATGAGATTCAACACGCTCTATGATTGTATTGAAACAATCTTTGGATACATAATCTTTAGCTACGGACAGTTCAATGCGATCGATTTTATTGTCCATGGTGTCTAGTCTCTTGTTGAATTTAGAAGTAAGAACTCCTAATCCCGTCAAGGATGCAATGACACTAGTTACTATTACTTCTAAAAACGGCATAATCTTAAGGTTTAACTATCATTGCCCAACCATCATTCTTAGATGGTAGTGCCCATCGTGGCTCCCAGTTTTTATATGAGTATTTCAAACATGCACCATTAAGATCATCTAGGTAGCCTCCATTCACAAGATTGGCGTCCCCATTTGGATCATTCATGTATACACCCTCATCATAATAGCCAATAACAACAGACCAATGGCCTGACCCGGTTGGGGCATAGACAGGACCACGATGAAGCCAGCCAACGCCAACAGGACGACCGGCATCAATTTCATTCTTGAGCGTTTGTGTAGAGGCATTAGTAACAAAAGAGGGGTTAAGTCCAAGAGAACGTAGACAAGCAAGTTGTGCCTCAGCACTAGTGGTGTCTCCATACTTAGACCGCAGAGCATTGTATTCATCATCGTTAGCAACTTTGCCATAGTACATAGCAATCATTGCCATGCTAGATGAGAAACATTCTCGGTATCCTGTATTTGAAGCATTGTCATTCTGACTCTGCCATTCCACATCCAGTGGATTCTTACAGACAGGAGTAGGTGGCTTCTCTCTATATTTTTGGGCAAAAATTTCAATGGTGGCTGGGTCAACATTTTCTTGTAGAAATTCCCACGCCTCAACTTGCTGACTCTCTTCCTTGTAGTAGAGAGCAGCATCTGTAAATTTAATCATTTCTCGCTAGCGTAAAGGGCGAAGGATTGTGCAGTTATGTACATCAGTAGTTCACCTGCTCTATCACCAGTACATTTTTCAGAACCAGTTTTAAAGCAGGCAGCAAGAACACCTGAAACTATTAATAACTGCACAGTTATAACTCCAGCGACTAAGTAAAAAGCCGCTCGTTTCATCAGGAAGCTACTGATTCCGAGCCATCAGGTGATGTTTTTCCGCACTGTGCAACTTGATCAGATTTCGTTGCCTTAGGTGCATTCACTGGAATAAACCAGCGATCACCAGTTGTCTTCACTTTGTATTCAGTTGTCAGTCCTGTGTAAGACATTTAGTTATCCAATTGAAGGAGCATTAAGTACTACTTGAGTGGTACTGGCAGCAGCAAGGTCCAGGGGGAAGTTGTGGGCATTACGTTCATGCATAACCTCAAAGCCGAGGTTGGCGCGATTCAAGATATCAGCCCACGTGTTTACCACGCGGCCATCCTTAGCAATAACTGATTGGTTAAAGTTGAATCCATTGAGGTTGAAGGCCATAGTGCTAACACCAAGTGCCGTAAACCAAATGCCAACAACAGGCCAAGCAGCAAGAAAGAAATGAAGGCTACGAGAATTATTAAAACTTGCATACTGGAAAATAAGCCTTCCGAAGTATCCGTGTGCAGCCACGATGTTATACGTCTCTTCTTCCTGTCCAAATTTGTATCCATAATTCTGGCTTACCGTTTCCGTTGTCTCACGCACAATGCTGGAGGTAACCAAGCTGCCGTGCATAGCACTAAACAGAGCGCCACCGAAGACGCCAGCAACACCGAGCATGTGAAAGGGATGCATAAGAATGTTATGCTCTGCCTGAAAGACAAGCATAAAGTTGAAAGTGCCTGAGATTCCCAAAGGCATTCCATCTGAGAAAGATCCTTGTCCGAGTGGATACACCAGAAACACGGCAGAAGCTGCTGCTACAGGTGCTGAGTAAGCCACAAAGATCCAAGGACGCATACCTAGTCGGTAGCTAAGTTCCCATTCTCGTCCCATGTAAGAGAAGATACCGAGCAAAAAGTGGAACACCACGAGCTGATACGGTCCGCCGTTATAAAGCCATTCGTCAAGAGAACCCGCTTCCCACACTGGGTACAGGTGCAAACCGATGGCGTTGCTTGAAGGCACGACAGCGCCTGAGATGATGTTATTTCCATATAGAAGTGATCCAGATACAGGTTCACGAATGCCGTCAATATCGACAGGAGGTGCAGCAATGAAGGCAATAACGAAACAGGTCGTTGCTGCCAATAGAGTTGGAATCATCAAGACTCCGAACCAACCAACATAAAGACGGTTGTTAGTACTGGTTACCCAGTCACAGAAGTCGTTCCAAGTATTATTTTGTTGTTGTTGAATTGCAGTGGTCATTTAATTAGAAGTTCATTTGTTCATTTCATCGGTAAGTAAGACCAGTTGTTATGGTGCTGGCAACCAATAGAAAGGAGGTCCGACTCTGAGGTGCCTCCAATCCAATTAATCTCTATCCCAGTTACCTGATAATGAGATCGTATCTAGACCCTCTACTTCAGAAGCCTCTGTGTGATAGCTAGGAGGCTCTATAACAGGGTCGGGTGGTATGTATGGTGCAATGGCTTCGTCTACTTCTTTTCTTACCTTGTAATCAATGTAGTAGTCTTCCAACTTACACAACCAACCCTTAAGAAAGAAGGCGATAGGCAAAGGAAAATGTTTGTCTATCCATTTGGCTATCTGTTTGAAATCATTTAGCTTAAAAGTAATAGGCTCCATAGATTTACTGAAGCTTCTTGATTAGGATTCGAGAAGTATCAGCTACGGTTTCACCAGTGCCAGTGGTTGAGCTAATCCGTCTGATTGTTGTATCTATAGTCTGACCAGCTGTAACATTGATGATTGTGGTGCAGTCGATATAACTATTGTTTGAACCACTTAAACTACGAACATAGACACCTCTTTGGCGGGCAACCATAGATCCATCTAAACGAATATCTAGCTCAGCGGTATAGCGGTAAAATTGAGTACCGTAAATACCTACACAAACATAGACTTCATAAACGCCATCCTCAGAGATAGTAATAACACCTGATGAGTTGCTGTATGGAGCATCTTCAATAACAGCATTAGTTATATCAGTAAGTACCGTTGCGGTTGTGCTTGTAACAGCTTGACCGCCAATAGTATCACTATAACTAGCTACCGAGATTGAAGTAGATGCTGATCCTCCTCCACCAACGGTTTGGTAGAATCCTGGTATAACTGTAAATTGATACGGCATAACAAATTATTTTGAAAAGACATTGATTCCTTTGTAATTATCATCTTGATGACCGTTTGTATTATCTGAAGTACGGAAACTTTGTGAGCCACGTGGTCCTTGCACACCTTGTGGTCCTTGTGGACCTGGAGGACCAGCTGGACCTTCTGCCCCATCAATCCCGTCTCTCCCGTCTTTACCATCAAGGCCGTCAAAACCATTTAGTCCAGGTGTGCCAGCTTTACCAGCAGGGCCAATCATTGAAATGCCTGGTGGCCAATACTCCTCTCCTTTGGGTCCATAAATAACCCAAGCAGAATAATCAATGTAGAACTCTCCAGGTCTACCTAGATCAGTATCTGGTGGTTCTGTTCCACTGAGTATTCCAAGACCATCTTGACCTGCATTGCCGGTGCTTCCCTTAGGACCTCTTGCACCGTCTTTACCGTCGTGACCAGGGATACCTTCTACACCTTGTGGACCTTGTTCTCCTTTATCTCCCTTTTCTCCATTCTCACCTACTGGTCCCATTGGACCGAAGTCAGGTGCATATACTATTTGACCTGTTATTGGGTGAAGTTTGATCATTACTGAATTTTTTGAACTGTTTCCAGGTAACCACTTGTAGAGTTGTATGTCATAACTACAGTCCCTACAATCGTTCCAGAGGACCCCCCTGTCCTGTAGACAACTTGGGTGGGATTTCCGTCAGCGTTGTTGATTAGTGAAATATGATCGTGTTCAGGTACGCTGATACCTGTTTCCATTTGCCGCGCTGAATAACGACCATGCGGCGAGGGTGCTTGTGGTGACATAATTAATTTAAACGTGTAACTTTTACCTGACCTATACCTGAGTGGATGAATCCAATACGCTCTGCTGTGCCTTTACTTAGGTCAAGAGAGCGTCCAGATATGAAAGGTCCGCGATCATTAATACGAACAACCTCACAACCTTGGTAGCAAACTTTTAGTTTGGTCCCAAAAGGGAGTGTCTTATGTGCTGCTGTACTCGCGTATTGATTGTAACGTTCTCCGTTGGCTGTAAGGTTTCCATGGAATCCAGGTCCATACCAACTAGCCATAAGGAGAAGTGTAGTCCCAACTCCAATCATTTCTTAATAGCCTTTACTTTTTTTGCCGCCACCTTTAGATCCCTTAGATCCTTTACAGCCTCCTCGGCATACTTTCTCTGCGCAGTTTTTACACATCACCACACTCCAGGGATAAGTTGTCCAGTCAATGCATAAGCACCTAGTGCTGCAATAACACCAAGCATTGCAAGGCGACCATTTACGCGCTCAGCTCGCTCGTTGTGAGTTTCAGTTACATCAGTCATAATAATTGGGGGTTCTTTGGCAAAAATATTTTGTTGTCCGAATTCGTTAGTTGTTATCGTCATTAGTTTTATGTAGGGCAGAAGCTGGTCTATGTGTCCACAGCATGAAGGCAAGAGCTGAGCTGAATACAAACAGCCCAATCAATACATTAATAATCAATGTTGGATCTACCTAACTTTTCAAATACATCATTTCGGTAAGCAGGGTCAGTGTCGTACCTAGGGTCAGACATTGCTGCTACTACTTCAGCTTGACTGCGGAATGCATCAGTCACTTGAGGTGCAGATTTTCCAGACAGTAGGCGTCCTTCATAGCCATTCACTTCCTCATACTCTGACTTCAAACCAGCAACAGCTATTTTGATTGCTTCCATGTTTCCACTTTCAATAATGTTGTCGAATGCATTGATGTATTGTTCGGGGAGATTATCACTTGCCCAAGAGACAAGTTTGCTATAGGCATCCTCACCTCCTGCTGCATTTTTAATCTGATTGACTTGACTGTCACTCAGATCAGCAGCTTGTTCAGGAGCTTGTGCCTCTTCAGGATGTTTAGATCTCATCTCCATGTATGCCTTAACCAAGTCAGCAGAAGACATGCTGGAGAACTGTTCCATGGTCTCTGCAGAGAGTTCACCTGTTTCGGCAAACTCAGTCGAGGCATCCATGATCAGAGTTTCACCTTCTGAGTACTCCCATTCTTCTTCTGTCTCTTGATCTTCTACTGAGGCTGGCGTACCATCCTCTTCATCTTCGTTGCTGCCAAGTTTCTTTTGCAGCTCCATGTATGCTTTTTCAAGCTCTTCTGCATCTCGATACTTACCAGCGAGTAGCTGCTGTTCTTCCTGTTGCAGCTCCTCTCCACGTTGTAGAGCTTCTACTTCTTCTTCATTGAATTCAGGTTGATCAGCAGGGGTGGGATCATACGTCAGTGTGGCCATGTACAGTAATAGTTTCTAAGTTTCCAAGTCCAACTTTTGTCACGTAGTTGGGTGAACGTCCGAGTGTGGGTGTGCCAACTCTCCTGGTCTTCATATTTCCAAGTTGATTCGGCACCGGCTCTTCTACGGTGAGTTCCGGCTTCTCAGTAGGTGGTTGCTCAACCTTGCGGGATGTCCGTTGGGGCTCCTTCTGGGTCGGCTTCCGCCTCTTGCGTGGGGTTGAATTGGTCATTTAAATTTGGATTTTTTGTTGGGTCCATCATTGGTGTGCCTGCAAGTTGACCAGCTTGATCCACCAAGGATTGCTGTTGTGCATCTTGCATTTGCTGTTGCTTCTCACCCTGTAGTTGCTCTGGAGTCTTGATCAAGTTCAGAACATCAATGCCCTGAGCTGCTGCCAATCTCTTGAGGTACTCAACTGGTGATATGTATTTCTGGATTGCTTCAGGACCCATTGTCTGAGCAATCGTTGTTATGAATGAAACTAGTTGCTGTGCATCTTGCCCACGTCCCAGTGCATTGATACCGGCCACAATCTGTGGACGGACAAAGTCTTTGGGGATCTTAGGGAGCTGACCACTACGCTGCAGCACCATCAAGGTGCGAGCTAGGTAGGGCTTGAGGAACTCGTCAGTCATTAGGCTGAACAGTCCACCAAGTTGTTGCTCTAGTTGCAACTGAGTGTATTGAACTTCAGTACTAGTTGTGCGCTCAGAGTCACGTGCTGCAAACACAAGGAATGCATCTTGCAACCTACGCTCAATCTGCTGTGCCATATCAGCAGCAGTCCTGAAGTCTGCAGTCTTACCACCAGTGGTGATACATGCAATGTCATCAGGTCTACCCTGAACGATGGCTCCGTTGCCTGCCTTAGCGATTGTAGCGGGCTTAGTTGTACTCGATGGTGATACAGTAAAGATCACCTTTGCTGCCACTGCAGAGCCTTCTACGAGGGCCTGAGAGAGTGCCTCAAGAGACTTGAAGTCTCCAAGGAATTCTTCTACTCGACCTCTTCCGTAATCCTCTCCATCGACAGACGCAAACCGAAGAACTAACCAGGGTGAGGCAGACTTGGGTGCCGTGCTACGGCTGTTAGGAACGATCTTATCTTCGATCTCCTGATGCCAGGTCCAGCGACCACTCTTCTCATCCATACGGACGTAGGTATACACCTCTACGTCGTCATCTTTTGAATTAGAATTGATACCATCATTACCTACAGCGTTAGGCTTAGGTTCAGGCATAGGGAAACCAAGTAGTTTCCGTGCAATCAATTCTTTTGTTACGATCTCACATACATTTCCATCACCATCTCTGTTGACAACATAGCGGTTAAGAGGGAAGCACTTCAGACCTTCTTTATGCATGAACAACAGTGCGTTACCACCAACAACTAAATGCTTTAGTGCTTGGTTGAGAACAACACGATCGTTCGATGCATTGATGTAATCCATGACCATCCTCTCCATCTTGGAGAAGGACAGCTCCATCTCAGACTTAATCTCAGCTGGTAGTTCAGTGCCGAGCTTATCGTCACGAACTTGTAGCTTAAAGAATGTAGTCTGAGGTGGAAGGAGAGCCAACAACAACTTACTAGTTAAAGTCGTGACTGTTTTGGCTCCCACTGATTGCCATGGGGTTACAAGATTCTTGTGTACTTCACCGCTGTCATCATCTTTGATGAGATACGGAAGTGTAAGGCGTGAGCATTCGCGTGCAGTATCAAGGAACTGAGACCGTCCACCGGTCAGTTCGTGATAGCGAAGGCGTGCCTTATACATTCACTCCTCCAGAAGGACCAGCATCAGTGCCAGTATTGAGAGGAATTCTCAGTGAGCCTGTGCCTTTGTTAGTAAGACCAGCCTGTTCACGTTTGCTGGACTTGGCTTTCACCTTGACACCTTCTTTGTTTGCCTGCAGATCCTCTGGTGGTTTGGGAGGTTCAGGTGCAGGTGCCGGAGGTGGTGTAGGTGGTGGAAGCGTCGGTGGCTTAGGAGCTGATGGACTCCTAGATTGATTAAATAAACACATAGTTAATCTTCTAGTTTTTTAAGGACCCATTCAATAACTGATCGTTGACCAGCACGATACATAATCTGTCCGATCTGCATGTTTGGATGGGGTGTAACGGGTGGGAAGTTCTCCTCCATTTCATTGATCAGAGCACCGAGTTGGATACCCTTAGTTTCGAGGAGAGATAGTGTGGTGTCAGGCATATTGTGGGAGGTTAATGTTTGAGTGCTCAAAGAATGCAGGCATTCTCGAAGCTCTGGTGAAAGAAAGTTCAGGTGCTTTGCCCTGATACATAAGATTGTCGCTTTGTTTCAGCCAAAAATTTTTGTCCAATTTTCTATCACTAGTATTTATACCTAGTGGTTGCATGACCCAGTTGATAGTTGCCTTCCTGAGTTTGTCCAAGGAAGGAGAACTTTCCAGGCCAAGTTCCGTGCAGACCAACGAGTTTGCAGCCACATGCACTTGTTCATCTCTTGATATGTCCGCGCTGACTGTTCGCATACCAGCGTCACCGCAAGCGCGAAAGAAGGGTAGTAGAACGAAGAAAATCGCACGCTCGGCAACCATCGCCTTGAGGATCGTATGATCAGGATGTTCCATCCAAGCTTGGCGTAGCCGTAGCGCCTCTGCCTCAGCCTTCTCGTCAACACCGTAGGCGTTGGCAATGTAACCAAGAGCGACGTCGTGGTTCTCCTCATCCTTAACATTCGAGAGTAACAACTCTCTCGCGTGAGATGGAACTTCGGTAGCCAGTGCATCTGTAATAAAATCTCCTACTGGTAACTCCATGTGACGCATGGCTAGCGCACGGTAAATAACTTCTTCGGCTCCTTCTTTAACAGGACCAGCATCTGTCTGTACTGGTGTCCATTTTCTTTTTCTACTGAGTAATTTCTGATACGGATTCATTCTGCACAATCACATTGAGGTTGTTTCAATAAAGAGTCAAGGTAATCATCCACATCACTGTCTTTCAGTGCAGCGTATGCGTCAGACTTATCTTGTGTATCCCCCATAACTTGGAGAGAATAGTAAAGGGAAGTCTGAGGCGATGCCAACCACTCTTCAATAAATTCCTCATCGTAAGTGATCATATCTGACCATGAATTGAATGAGTAACCGTGAAGAAGTCCCGTATTATTGAGTAGCGTCATAATTCCATCTGCTACTCGCTTGTAATTTTCCCAGCCTACCTCGCTGGCAATTTCGACTGGCCCATAATTATATGTTTGTACTCCAAAAGTACCTGAGTCGCGATCGACTGTCGATGCAATAGGTGGAGCGATTTCTGGCGTTGCAGTATAACCGTCCAGATCCAAGCTTCGATAGCTACAGGAGGCAGTGGGAGCAATAGCAAAGGCTCTGACCATATGATTATTGCGAGCCACTCCGGCTGCAAGTTTGATACCAGAGTCAATCTTTGCCACCAGCTCATAGGCAGGTGATCGGACTGCTTTTTGATCGATGTACTGTTCAAGTGCACGTCCGAACTGTTCATAGGTAATGCCGTATCGGCGGAGAAGGTTTGCTAGTCCCAGCATTCCAAGTCCGACTTGGCGATCAACTGAGGGGTAAAGGTATTCACCAGTATGACCAACGCCTGTCCGACCATGTAGTTCACATAGCTCGACCATCCCCTGCTCAAAGGCAAGGGGGATCTCATCAAATTCACAAGCTCCTAAGTTCACATGTTGGAGCAAGCAAGTGCCACGACTGGGGAGATAAACCTCGAGGCATACATTACCTCGGATCCTCTTACCTTCATCATCGTGCCTTACTTTGTTGAGCCAGATGTCACCTGATTTGATTCCGTGTAGCAGGTCTTCTGTAAACGTACAGGCTTGCCACCACTCTTCAGTAATATTGATGCATCGTTTGACCCATGGGAGTTGTGATCGTGGAGTAGTGATAAACTCGAAAGCATCAGGATGATTGAGATCCAGATGTAGAACAATGGCGCCGTTCTTATACCGGTTTCCTCGTCTAATAACTTCATTAAGTGCTGAATAGATTTTACCGAAACTGACTGGACCTGATGGCAGAACACCACTAGGACGTTCCTTTCCATTAGGTGAAAGCTTTGAAAGATGGATCGCACAACCTGCCCCAAACCTCAAGGCGTGGCTGGCGAACCTCCAACTGGCCTCAATGCCATTGGGTCCCTCCATTTCATCTTCTACGACAAACACTGTGCAGGAAACAGGCAAGCGTCCCTTAGGTTCATCGATCCATTGTTGAACCCGACCAGTTCGGGAAATATAACTTTTAGACATTAGTGGATAAGTGTGTTTAGTTCAGGTGGTGCATAATTGGGTCCCTTCAGGACCTTTCCGTCGCCTCTGTAGATAGGCTTGCCATCCTCTCCAAGCTTTGACATGTTCGATGCATGAACACGTCTCATAGCCTCGTCTAGGTCCCAGTCCTGGGATGCTGCATATTGATAACAGACATACACCAGGTCTGCGAGTTCTTTTAATTGGTTGGCACTTTCTTCATGGTGGTAAGCCTCATGGAACTCACTCCATTCTTCATCGATCAAACATTTCTGGATCGGTCTGGCTTTCTCCCCAGATTGCAGAATATTGTAAGCCTGACGAAACTCGAAAGCCTGGTCTAACAGACTTTTGCACATGATGTAGTTCATTCTCTAGGTAGTGGATTGCCTTTTCTAAGTCTTGGATGGTGTCTTCTTTATAGCCAGCCCTGCAGATATACTTAACAGCACATCCCAGGTGATAATTCAAGTCTTGGTCTCTGATGAAGTCCCAGACTTCGATATTTCCTCTCGTATAGTATCCAGGGGAGTCGGCCATGCGTTTAATAGGTTCTTGATGTTGTTACCGAGGACAAATGCCTGCTCTTGTAATGCCATGAGCAGGGTGATGATGTCCTCACGTGATGTTGAAGGCTTGTTAACAGCATCTTCAATCTGTTTGTACTTGAACTGCTGCTCCAGTGTCATCTTCGTTATCGGAAAAGGTGGGGGACCAGAGAATCGGCTTGTTGTTTTTGAAGTCATAATCATCTGCGGTAAGGATCTTTGCTAGTCGTGCATTTTGTAATGCAATGTCTTCAGAAAGATCTTTACTGGCAAATGCCTTGACAACTGTCTTCCAGCTGTAACCTTCCTCTTCAAATAATGTTTGGGCACGCTTCACACCGAAAGATGGGGCTCCGGCGTAGCCATCGGTCTGATCACCTGCCAATGTTTGGATCAGGTGCCACTGTCTACCTTCTTCAGGTGTGATGACTGTGACTTCTTTCATGTCATACAACCTGCCAGGTATTTGTTTCATGTCCTTATCAGGAGACACGATGCAATTATCTGGGTACTTAGTTGCATAAATTCCCATGGCATCATCTGCTTCGAGAGTCGGAAGTGTTACCACTTGGTACTCATCTTTCAGTGAATTGATGACACGTTTATAACCACAAGGTTTCTTCCTGTTACGGTGACCCTTGTAGTCCGACATGATTTCCTTGCGAAAATTAGTGCTATCCGAAAAGAACAGAACCAACTCGGGTACATCCCACAAAAATTTTTCAGCTATTTTTTGTAGGTCTCTTTTTACGTTGTGATATGCCTCACTGAATTTAGAAGTTACAAGGATTACATCTTCGCCAAAGTCGATCTCGTCTTCAGCAGCTGCACAATTCTTGTAGACAATGTAATCTGCGTCAATAAATAGTTTCATACGGTAGTGGATGGTTTCTTCCAAAAGTTTTCGAGTCCTTCTGGACAATGTGGTCTGGTGTTTTTACCCTTGCCGCCTGGTTTGTTCTTCCAGCGAATGCGCCAGTTCATAATGTCGCCTTCAGGCTCCACTAGGACAGGCCACACTGGAGGCTTTACTGTAGTTGCACTACCTGAATACCAGCAACTATCTCTTTTCTGCCAGGAGCACATTTTGACATCAATGCGATAACATGTCTCATTAACTAGTAGTACGAGATCAGTCTTGCCAGTGCTGCCATCGTTTGTAAATACATCTGCACCTTTCCATTGAGCGATCAGACTGACATATGCTTCCGCTAAGTCTCCGATTCTGCTTGGATCTAAATCAGTGCGTATCGGCCCAAGACTTGCCTGTCTTAGATTCCGCAGCGATTGGGCATCTAAGGTTGTAGAACTCGCCTGCTGCTGTTGCGCTAAATACCAAGGATGAACAAAGGTCTTGTGCGTGCTCTGGGGCACATTCAAATTGTAGCTCGTCATGTATAAATGCAAGCTGTGACGCGCACAGCTGAGTAGATTTAACGGTTTCGTTGTTTATCAACATCCAGCGTTTTGCCAGGATGGCCGAATTACCCTGAAGGCAGAAATTCAACGCCTTATGAGGCGAATCCACTTTAATTTTTCTTCCATCGAGAGCTTTGATATATCCTCTCTCTGCAGCCTTTTTAATTGCAACCAAGAGATCACGGAGTCCTTCAATCGCATCAATGTAGGCTTCTTTGATTTCTTTGCCTTTCTTCTTAGCGGCTTTTGATGAAAGAAGTTTGTCATAACTGTGTCCGATTTTTTCATCACCAGCTCCATATAGGAACGCATATGTGATTGTTTTCACTTGAGATCTTGAGACGCCCACCTTGTCCGCATTGACTTGATGGATGTCTCCGTTGAGGAGGATCTCTGCATATCGCCCAGAATCGTACCTAGATAAGAAATGCGATAGCATTCTCAGCTCGATTCCTGACAAATCAGCACCGACCATAACTTGGCCTTGAGTTGGAATAAATAATGCTCTGGTTCTTCTATCACTAGGTACTTGAGCCAAATTTGGATTTCGGTGACTACATCGAAAAGTTGCAGCCCCTGTTGAACAATAGTGATGAATCCTAGACTTCGTAACAAGCCTCAGCCATGCGTTCGCGCCTTCCGAGATCATCCCCAATGTCTTTGTAATATTG